TGCGGCGACCAGTTGTCCCCCGGCGAGATGTCGCCAGGGCTGCCCCAGCGCGCGGACCCGTACTTGGTGATGCGCACGTCATATTTGCCCGCCGCCGGCATGTAGATGGTGGTGCGCTGATAGCACGCGGTCTGCTGGCAGAAGGTCGCGCTCTGGTAGCCGGCGGTCCAGCCGGTCACCAGGACCAGGTTGATGTTGGGCACGGTGAGCTGCCACTCGCCGGTGCAGTTCTTTGAGTAGGTCCAGGTGGTGCCATCCGGATTCAGGACCTCAACGCCCTCGCTGGTGGCGTAGGGTTCGCCGGGATAATGCGAGCCGCTGTCGGTGGCGTAGACCACGCCCAGGCCTGGCGCCAGGTCGGTGGCCATCGCGCACCAGGTGGGATAGGGATAGGGCGACCCATCGAGGTGGTAGGTGACCACGTCCTCGGTGGAGGCGGGGTAGAGCGCCGGCTGCCAGTCCTCCCGGCCGCCCGGATACCCTGTACAGGTCAAATTCGGGGTTCCCGTGACGGTGGCGGCAGCCGAGAGGATGAGCGTCCCATAAGGGCCATAAGGACCCGCGCCTATCCCTATGCCGGTGCCGACGTGGGCAATCGTCGTCCCGGACGGGATTCCCGCCCCCGAGATGGGCTGACCGGCGGTGAGCAGCAAGGTGTTGACCCCCGTGACGGTTGTGCTCCCGGCTGTGGTGTTGCCGGGAAAGGGGCCGGGTGTCGATCCGTTGAGCGCATACTCCACCAGATAGGTCATGGTCGCGGGGATCAGGTTGTTGTCATTGGTCAGCACCCAAAGGCCGTCGGGGAAGACGACGTCCACCTGGAGCTCCTGGGTAAGGTCGCCGGTGCCGGGCACGATCACAGGCACGCCGGCGAGGCACTGCGCGTCCTGCGGGTAGCCGTTGACAATGCGATTGAAGCCGGGGATGGGCGTCTGAGTATTGCTGCCGAGGCGGGTGTAGTAGCTCACGTTCCCGTACTCGGCGATGTCTTTGCCCTGGATCTGCAGCCCGGTGATCGAGCGCGCCGGGCCGTAGCCGTAGCACACCAGCGCGTTGATGTACTGATCGGCGCCCTCGACGTCGACGAAGCTGGAGACGATGTTGCCGCCGGAGAGGAACGTCCCATAGCCTTTGGGGATGACGGTGCCCGACTGCGCGAGCGACTGCGGCCCATCGAAGGCGTAGCTGGGCGAGCTGGACTTTTTGCTGGGATTGTTGAGGAACGCGGAGATCAGCAGGTTGCCCGCGACCGAGACCGCGCCGGCCAGCAGGCTCGCGGTAGCCGCGCTGGTGAGTCCCATCAAAGCGAAGCCCGCGCCGCCGGTAATTGCGCCCACGGCCACCGCGGCCGCCATCACCCCAACCTGGGCCAGCGTGCGCAGCAGGCTTCCGCCCGCCAGCCGGGGCGCGCAGACGACGCAGTCGCCGTCCTTCAAAGTCAGCTCGCCCCACAGCGAGCGCTCCCACACGCGGCCGTTGAGCGAGACCGTGATGTGATCGAACTCCGATCGCGGACTGACGCACCGGACCAGAAAGCTGTCCAGGCGCTCGCCGCCGTGCCAGTCCATCTCCCGCGTGGTGCGGCCGGCCGAGGGCTGCAGCGGATTCTTGACTTCGACGATGGTGATCATGGGCGGGCGCCCTCGTCGCCGTTGGAATACGCGCCGAGGCCTGGCGCGAAGCGTTTTTCGCTGACTCGCTGACTTGCCGGCTCGCTGGCCAGCAGATAAAAGCCGAGGATGCGGTTTTTGAACAGCGGCCCGAGGATGGACTCGACCACCACGCCGCGGGTCTGTGCCGTGGTGTGGAGGATGCGGTGCTGCGATACCATCGTGCCGAGGTGATGCTCATGCAGACCCATCTTGAGCAGCGCAACGCAGCCCGGCTCCGGCTTGCGCACGCGCTGGCAGTCGGCGAGGAATCCGCCCGCCGCGATCTGGCGGTGGAGCTCGGCCTCGCTCGAATAGAACTCCGGAACGGCCAGCCCGCGACGTCGCTGGATCTCCGCCGCCAGGCCGACGCAGTCGAAAACATCCGGGCCGCGTCCGCCCGCGGCAAAGGGCTTGCCAACCAGGTCCGCGTACAGCCGCGCCGGTAGGCACTTCGCGACCTCGGCCGCATAGTCGCTGAAGTCCTGATAGCAGGGGTTCCTCATGCGACACTCGCCACGGCCGCGCCGTTGGTGTCGATCCCGGGAAACGTCCCGATCCGGATCAGGTTGTTGTGCGCGATGCAGCCGGTGGCGCCGTCGATGGTGTGGCTGCAGGTGGTCAGCGCGCCGATGTACCCGCACTGCGCGCCCAGCGGATCCACCAGCGGGTGGCCGGCCGTGATCGCCGCGGCGGTAAGCGCCTGCAGGTCTGGCGAGTTGTACTGCCAGATGCAGAAGTTCGGCCGGTACATGTGGATCGGGAACAATCTCCGCAGCGGGCTGGAAGCTCCCAGTTTGAAGTGGATCAGCTTGGCGTCGCTGATGGTCTGTTTGACGGTGAAGCTCAGCGTGAGGTCGGGCTCGCCGGCGGGGTTGGCGGTGTTGACGGCGTAGAGATCGAGCGCCGCGCCCACGACGCCGGCGTACTGCTCAATGGTCTGCTGCAACGCGCGCATCACGTTCGAGGCCTGGACCTCGCAGTCGGGCACGCTGCCGTTGGAGCTGACGCTGAGGTCGCCCATCTGGAAGTTGAACGGCGTGTAGGTCTGCGGGCCGTTGCCATCGTTGGCGTCGAAGGTGCAGGGGTTCAGGTCGCGCACCAGGCGCAGGTGGGTGTCGGTCAGCGGGTCGGTGCCAGGCCATGCGAGATCCATCAGCAGCAGCCACGGCTCCGAGGACGCGAGCTTGTGGCGCTCGATGTTGGCGACGACGGAGAGCAGGGAGAACGGCGGCCGGGTAGACATCAGACCTCCGAGATCCCGAAGCTGGCGTTCTGGCGGAACTCGGCGCCGACATAGCCGGCGTCGGTGTAGGTGGGAACGGGGTCGAAGCGGACCAGCAGCGTCACCGGGTTGCGCGGATCGCGGTTGTCCTGGAAGGTGAAGATCTGCGCGCCGTAAACTGCGTCCTGCTGGACGAAGGTCTCGAGCCTGGTCCAGTCGTCATTGGTCAGAAAATCGATGGTGACCTGCCACTTGCGCCGCCGCCGGGTGAACTTGGCGCGGGTGCTCTGCATCCCGTTCTCCATGGGATCGCGCAGCGTGGGGTCGATGGTGGCGGTCTTGGTCCGCAGCGAGGGCGCGCGGCTCAGCTCCGGAAATGCTGGGTTGCTCACGCGGGGATTCTGAGGCCTTCTGTCAGAATCGTGCAAAAACCGGCACTTCGTGCGGTCCTCAACGCGCTCACGCGCGTGAAAGCACCGCGGAAGCGGTCCAGAACGGGGCGAAGCACGTTGCAGCGGCGCCGGAGATGACACTGGGGGCGAAGCCCGGGACTGTGCTGAGTCCACGCCGCCGCACCCCAGTTATGCGCCATCTTGCCCGACACTAGCAAAGGCCGGGAGAATGGCCGCATGGGCGACCTGGTCAAAGTGAGTGTGGACGTCGACGGACCGCTGCGAGGCATCCGAGCCCTCCGCGACCAGTCGCTCCCCTTCGTCATCGCGCGGTCCCTCACCATGACCGCCCAGGACGCCCAGACCGTCGTACGCCAGTTTGAGAAGGGTGGCGTGTTCAATATCCGCAACGACTGGACGGTCCGGAATACCAAGATCACGCCGGCGACCAAGGAGAAGATGATGGCCGAGGTCTACACCGACACCGGCAACGCAAGCCATCCCGACTATCTGCCGCGGCAGCAGGATGGCGGCGAAAAGGTTCCCGTCGGCGGCCACCGCTGGCTGGCGATCCCGACCGATTACCTCTTCAAATACACCAGCCGCAAACGTGTGATCCCGGACAACCTCCGTCCTCGGGCCCTGTTGCCCGCAAACGCGCAGTTTGGGGAAAGCTATGAGGGCAGCTTCAGCTCGGGCGCCGGTGCCGTCAAGCGAGTGATCGGCAAGAAGACGCTGAAGAAGTTGGGAACAGCCGAGTTTGTCGCCTTCGTCCAGAAGGCCAAGTCGGGAATTCAGTGCATCTTTGTGCGTCACGGCGGGATGAGCTGGCACGGCGGATCGAGAGATGCGGAGCCCTGGTACCTCCTCATCAGTCACGGACATGTGAAGGGGGTCTTCCCGATGACCGAACTTGTCGAGAAGACGGTGGGGGCGAAGTTTGATGCCAACTTCACCCGCGCCGCCACCGAGGTGGCCGTCAACGATGCCCTGCGCGGCACCGGCCTCTCCGTGAAGTTCTAATCTTCGATATTTCGCTTGTCATCTTAGTTTATTGTCGATACAATTAGATACATGGAAGTCACCTTTGACCCCGCAAAAGATGCCGAGAACATCAGAAAGCATGGCATCTCGTTGGCTCGGGCCGAAGACTTCGATTTCGACACCGCCTACTACGTTGACGACGACTCGCAGGACTATGGGGAAATCCGGGTGATCGCCATTAGCTGGCTCGACGCCCTGCTCTACACCCTCATCTTCCGCGATGAAGACGCCCCGAATACGATCCGCGCAATCAGCCTCCGCAAAGCAAACGCACAGGAGAGAAATCAATATGCCCAAAACTAAAGAGCCAGTGCAGGATGGGATTCCTGATGCCGAGAACCCCGAGTGGACGAAAGAAATGTTCGACCGATCGAAGCGTTTCGAGGATCTCCCCGCGAGCCTTCAGGCTAAACTTTCAGCGATTCAGAAAGCATCCCGGAAGAGGCGCGGCCTGCAGAAGGCGCCCACGAAGGTCCTTACCTCGATACGTTTATCGTCCGACGTAATCGACGCATTGAGAGCCACCGGTAGAGGCTGGCAGTCCACTGTGGACGCAACCTTGCGCCGTCAGTTTGTCAAGAAGTCGAGAGGCGTAGGCTCCTAGGCGCCGGCGCGCATCGCAGTGGAGATGGGACCGTTCTGGCTCAGGTCCTCCAGAATCACATGGGTCATGTAGCTGCGCGTGTCGGCGTCGAAGCTGCTGCCGGTCTGGCGCGCCGTCACCGGCTGGCTGCTGGCGTTGGTAACGTTCATGGTCATGCTGGGCGCGCCGCCGCCGCCGCTGCTCTTGCTGAGGTTCTGCAGCGCATCGTTGGGCATCACCGTGCCGGGGCCTTCGGGGAAGAACAGTTCGGGGCCCTCCTCGCCAACGATCCCTGGCGAGTTCATGTCGCCGCCGCCGGCATGCCCGTTGCCGATCAGCGCGGCCAGGTCGGTGCCGTCGCCCCCACCGCCAACGCCGCCCCCGCCCCCGCCCCCGGACATTCCCGCGCCCAGCCCGGTCATAAACGGCTTGAGGAACGCGTTGATCGCGAACTTCGCCGCCAGTTCGACCAGGTCCTGCTCCATGCTCATGCACATCTTGTGGAAGCCTTCGCGGCCGGTGCCGGTGGCGCGCGCCATCTTCTCGGCCATCGACGTCATGCCGTCGCCGAGCTGCTTGGCCGCCTCGACGCCCGAGGACTTCTTATCCTCTTTTTTCTCCGCCTCCATCTCGCGCGTGATCTCTTCCTCGATCTCCGCGTAGGCGGCGCGGCCGGCATCGCCGAACGCGGCATACTCGGCCGCCAGCGCCTGCAGGCGAACGATCTCCGCTGCATGTTCGGCGTCCAGGTCCTTCAGCGCGGCCTGCTGGCTCAGGGTCCCGGCCAGCGCCTGCTGCTGCACCTGGGTCTCCACCAGCCCGGACTCGCGCTGCATGGCTGTGCGTTTCAGGTCGAGCGCCGCCAGCGCCGCATCCTGCTGCTTCTGTTTCTCGATCCCCGCCATCGAAGAGACATCGACGGCGGCCGGAGGCGCTTCGCGGGCCAGCTCCTGCATCTGGTGCAGCGCATCGATCGCGGCCTTCTGGCGCGCAGCCACCAGCGCGGCCACCGACTTATCGATCGGGACCGCAGCCGCCTGCACCGCCGCGGTACCTTTGCCGCCGTCGTCGTCCCCGGAAATGTTGAGCGCCGGTGCCTTTGGTGCTAGCTGCGCCAGCATCTCGGTGTCGTGCTCCATAACGGCACCGTGGCGGAGCATCATCGTATGATAAGTAGCCCGATCAGCCTCGTTTCCAGATTTGAGGGCAGCATCGTGAAGGGACTGTTCACGTAGATAATAGGCGGCCGCGGCGGCCTGCGACTGGCTATAGTATTCCTGCTGCACCGCGAGCTTCTGCTTCTCATATTCCTTCTTCGACACGAGGCCTTTGCTGTGTTTCGCGTCGAGTGCCACCGCCTGCGCCTGGGCAGCGTCGGCAGCTTTCTGCGCCGCCATAGCGGTTGGAACCAGGTTCGACTCACTGATCGCCGTCACGCTCTGCGGAACATATTGCTTGTAGTCTGTGGCTGTCTTTACGGTCCGGTAGCTACTGAAATTTTCCATACCGGCATTGCCGGACGCTACCATCAGTTGACGAAGTTTTTCAATACCTTTTTCAGCAGCGCTGGCCATATCGGTAAGTGCCGGGCTCAGTGCGCTGGTCAACGATAGAGCCAGCCCCTGAGTTGCTCCATCGAGCTTTACCTCGGCCGCATGCATCGCCTCCAACTTGGCGATACCGGCGGCATCCAGCACCAAGCCGAGCGATTCGGCCTCCGCCTTGAACTTTGCCAGCCCGGCGCTTCCCTGGTCGAGGATCGGGATCAGGTCCAGACCGGTCTTGCCCAGCAGTTGAGTGGCGATGGCCAGCTTCTGCGGACCGTCGGGCATCGTCTGAAATTTATCGGCGAGGATCTCCAGCATCCCGTAGAGATCGTTGGAGTGGGCGCGAACCTGCTCCACACTGATGCCGAGCAGGCCGAAGCTCTGGATCGCCGCTTTCTTGCCCTCTTCCGCATCCAGCATCTCGGTGGAAAGTTTCTTGCTCGCCCGCTGCAAGGATTCAAAGCTGACCCCGGTCACGTCGGAGACATACTTCAGCCCGGAGAGGGTCTCGGTGCCGATGCCGGTCTTCTGCGAGAGATGGCCAATCTCGACACCGAGGTCGACGCTGGTGCTAATCATCTGTTTCAGCTCGGAGATGGCCGCGCCGATACCCACCGAGATCCCGAGCGTGCCCAGCGCGTTCTGTATGCCGCCCAGCGCGGACGAGATCGACGAGCCCGAGCTCTTGGCCTCTTCGGCCGTCTGCTTAAGGTGGGCATCGACCATCTCCAGCGCCTTGGCTGCGCTGGCCCCATCGCCGGTGATCTGGATGACTACGCCCTTGGTTGCCATTTACCCCTCTGTCCCCGGTTCCATGGAGATACTGCCACGGAGCCGCCCGATCCGGCGAAACCGCCAAAATTCGGGGTCGCCCGGCCCACGGCAGCCTCCACAGCGCGCCGCTGGCGATCCGGTGGGGGGTAGCATCCCCAAAAACGGCCTACCGGCGCTTACCCCGGCTCGCCAGCAGCTTGGTCAGTCTCCGGTCTGCGGCCGCAACGTCGCCCAGGTCGCCCCGGCCACGTCCGTCGCCCACCAGATCCGCCGGGGTGATGGCGCGTCCGCCCGTCGCCTTGCGGCTGGCAACCAGCGCGTTGAGCTTTTTCAGGTCCGCCTGGATCCCGCCGGCGTCGGGGAGCTCCTCGCCCAGCAGCACGTCGGCGGTGAGGCGGGCCTCGGAGTACTGGGAGTTGAGCAGCATCGCCATCCACTCCCCCTCGCGGCGCCGGCGATCGCTGAGGACGCGGTCGTAGCCCTGGCGCGCCAGGTTGTACTCGCGCAGGGTGCTGGCCCAGAATTCAGTTGCGGTCTGGCCTAGTCCGCCACAGGCGAAGCGCTGCGCTTCGCGGAAGTCGAAGCCGGTTTTCTTTTTCCGGCCGGGCTTGGCGGCGGCGCCGGCGGGGCCTCGAGTTTTCCCGGCGGCGCCGGCGTTGAAATTGCGCCAGTGATCGCCATGACCAGCGCGTTGAAGATGGGCTCGAAGGTCCACGGGTGGATCAGCGCGGCGGCGTCTTCCTCGGTCAGCGTCTCGCCGGTGTCGGAGATCTCCGCCTGCAGGCCGGCCCACAGAAAGAAGCGCAGCGCGTCCGGATGTTTGAGCTTGACCTTGCGGTTGAGCCCCATGCCTTCCAGGATGTACAGCTCGCGGACGAAGCCGGCGCCGTAGCGCTGCACCAGCATCCAGGTGGCTGCCATGTCAAAGAAGAGAATGCGCGGGCGGTCGAGCGTGATGGCAATGGCGCCGCGGGCTGCGGAAATCTTCATGTAACCCTTTCAAAAACTCGGTGGTAAGTGATCAGTGGTAAGTGACCGGTGGTAAGTGATCAGTGGTAAGTGGTCAGCAAAAACAAAAAAGGTCAGCAAAAACAAAAAAGGCGACGCGCTGCACTGACTTACAACTTACCCCTCGCTCTCACTTACAACTTACCCCTCGCTCTTACTTACCACTTACCCCTCGCTCTCACTTACCACTTACCCCAACGATGGTGACGGTGAGCGTCTTGCTCTGCTGGTTCCCTGCCGCATCCCGCGCGATGACTTGGACCTGATAAACCCCAGGCGCCGGCACGGGCGCGACCGGCGCGGCTGGCAACCCGCATCCAGCCAACAGAAGCAGCGGCAATATCCACAGCATTTTCATCGGGTTCCTCATTGCGTTTTCACGGCGACGGGCTGGCCGTCCTTGCGTGGGGGAACACGGCTAAAAACAACCTCGCCCATCGCCGGTGCTTCGCCCCGTCCTGGCGTTCGAGAACGGCACGAAGTCCTTATACCTCCGCCTGCTCGCCGGTGATCGTGTTCGGGTTGGCGATCGGAGCAGACTGGCTGCCGATGGTCAGCGGCCCGGTGCCCTTGAGACTCACGTCGAGCCCGACAATCTTACCGACGCCGGCGGTGATCGGGATGCCGTCGACGAACGCCAGGCCGGTCCATACGATGTCCGAGTTGGCGTAGTCGGGGAAGAAGTTCCACTTCTGCGGCGCCTGCGGCGACATGATCGCGGCCAGGATGAAGTCGAGCTGCGAGGCCTCGCCATCGTAGAAGATGTACTTCGCCTTGGCGGTCCAGCTCGCGGTCGAGCCGAGCGAGGATTCATAGGCGGAGTCGTCGGTGGTGGTGGCGTCGACCGTCTTGCGCTTCCAGTCGATCGACCACTCGTTGAGACCGACCACCTGGACCTCAGCCGCGGCGATCACAGTCGCTACGCCGGTTGCGGTGGCGTTGGCCGACATGGTAACGCCGCCGCCGAAGCCAATGATGGTGGTGTTGGCCGGAATGCCGGCGCCGGTGAGGACCTGCCCGATTGCCAACTGGCCGAGCGCGCCGCTAGAAAGGGCGGTGAGGGTCGGGCTGCCGGTGGCAGTGGTGGCCGTGAAGGTGACGTTGGAGCCTACGCTGGTCTGGGCGAGGTCGCCGGTGAGTTTCTTGAACATGGTGTAACTCCTTTTGTCTTTCACGCTTCGCGCTTTGTTCTAGCGCGAAGTATCGAGAACGGTGCGAAGCACTAGCCGCAGGCCACGCTCGGATCGCTCCGGGTCGTGGAAAATTCCGCTTGATACGTCACAACCAGGGCGACGGTATCCAGCTCGCCCTTTTCAAACTCCCACTTCTGGCTGTTCTCGCGGGTAAAGCGCACGAGGCCGCCGAGCGTGGGGTCGGCGAAGAGCAGCTTCTGGGCTGCTACATAAACTGGATCGATGGCCGCGTCGCACTCATCCACGGACGCGGTGATGTGGCGGACGCGGAAAGTGAACTTGCGGTCGATCGAATCGGTGTCGAGGTACTCGGCGTCGCCCTCTTCCGGCAGCACATTGATGGCGGGCAGCTCGCCGGCGTTGAAGGCGGACATGCGCGAGCGCCAGGCCAGCGCGACCCCAGGCATGTTGACGGTGGCGACTACCTTGGCCATGACCTGCGACTGGATGCTGGGCGCGGTCATGCTCTGCACCCCAGCGCGACCTTCTTCAGCTCGTAGCACACGACGGCGCCGTCGGCTTCCGCGGTGGGCTCGCTGACCGTGTAGTCCATGCCGTCGACAGTCACTGCATCTCCCGTCTTCGGCATCGGCCGAAAGGCGTTGTACGGCATCCGGACCGCGGGGGTCGCAATGATGGCGCCGCCGAAGCCCTGCTCGGAGAGCTTCACGTCGACCGGGCGGTCAAAGTTACCCTTCGACGCGACGCCCTGAAAATTCACAGCGACGCCGAAGTCCGCGAAGAACGTGGGCAGATCGGCGTCGCCGTACATGGCCTACTTCTTTACCGGCTGCTCTTCGGCCGTCACGAACTGTGCCTGCCCGCCGGAGACCAGCGTGTGCGCATCGGCCTCGGGAACGCGGACGGTCTGGCCCTTGGTGAGGACCACGCCGCCGGGACCGAGAACGGCCTTGGCGGTGACATTGACGGTTTTGAGTTTGCTGCTGCCTGGCTGGACGGTAGTGATTGCCATAACTGGGGATCTCCGTGGTGCGAATCAAAAAAAAGGTGAGGTGGTGCGCGGGCGGCGAGGCAGTTTCTCCACGCCACCCGAAGGATCTAGACGAGCTGGTCCAGGGCCACAGAGAAGGCCTGCGGATAGGTGAGGTTGGAGTCCACCAGGAACTGCGCGATGATCTTGATCATTCCCTGGCGGGCCAGCGTGTAGGGGTCGAGGATGATCTCCATCGCGCCCCACTCGGCGATCGTCAATGCGTTGAAGCTGCCACCGATGGCCGCGTGACAAACCGCGCCCGAGATGCCCTTGACGAGCGTCTTCGGCAGCAGGTTCGACCAGGCAGCTTCGTGCCCGTTGATGCGGCCCTTGCCATCCGCCGCGTAGGTGAAGGTGGGCAGCGCGATGGTGTTGCCGAGTTCCGGCAGCCCGGCCAGGTAGCCCGCGATCTCCGGAGTGAGCAGATACTTCTGCTCGCCCAGGGCGGCGTTGGCCACGAAGCACGCGGTCAACATGTCGATGTAGTTCTGCTTGGTGGGGGTGGCGCCGTTGGTCCCGAGCGCGACCACATGGACGCCGGTGGTGGTGAGCAGGCCGGTGGGCTGGGTTCCGCCGGTGCCGGCAAGCGCCGCCGTCTCGATGCCGATGGCCGCGCGCAATACCAGCGCGTTGCGCACCTTGGCCTCGATGTCGATGGTGGACTGCACCAGCAACTGGCGCGACCAACTGGTGGAGCCGATCGCCTGCAGCGGGCTGAAGTAGACCTGGCCGAAGGTAGGGTCGACGTCGGTGTTGTCCGCGCCCGGATTCTCGCCCACCCAGTTGAAGCCGGCGTCGCCGGTCATCTTGGGCAGTGCGAAGTTGCTGGTGCAGCCGCCCATGAACTCCGCGCCCATACCCGGCAGCCGAAGCGCCGGGCGGAGGAAGTCGAGGAAGCTGATCAGCTCGGTGGCCACGGTGGCGCCGCCTGCGCCCGAGGTGCCGGTGTAGAGGCCGGCGCGGGTGCGCGCTGCGCGCTCGTCACTGGTCATCCGGAAGATGGGCTGGTTGGTGGGGATGAAGATGTTGCCGGTGGCGCGGCCGAGCGTCTTGGTCAGCGTGTCGGAAATTTCCTTCTCCAGGCTGGGCTGCTCGACGCTGCGATCGCCGCGCATCACGGCGAGGAAGTCGTATGCGCGGGCTTCCTTGGCACTGAGCGTGACGGCCGATGCGCCGGCGTTGAGGGTGGCTTCCTTCTCGCGCTTCTTATCGAGCACCATGGACGCGACTGCATCGCGGGTGTGGCCCTCGTTGATGGCGGTGTCGGCCAGCTCGCGGGTAAGGACTTCGGGGAACTGGCGCTGCAGGAGAGCGATCTGCGCGCAACGCTCGCGCTCTGCCTTGAGGGCGACGGTATTGTCAGAGACGACGGCGATGACTGCTTCGGGCATGTGAGGCTCCTGGGTGCTGCGTCCGGCTGCTGCCGGCGGATCTGCCGGCATGCCTGCAAAGCGCACCGGATAAAGCGGAAGGTCTGAAAGGCCGCGCCCGACGCCGACGCTGGGGTCGGCGGGGATGGCGACGAGGGAAACTTCGATCGGCTCCCATGAGTCGGCTTCGAAGGTGCCTAGATAGTTCGGGTCCTCGTCGTCGGCTGGGTCGATGTCTTCAGCGCGGGCTTCGCTGTGGACGATGTAGCCAACGGAGATATACGGGAGAGTTCCCTCGCGCACCTCGGTAGCAACGTCCTTCCCGAATTGAGTAGTGTTGAAGCGGATATTGCCGCTGCCGGTCTGGTCATGGATGGCTCCATCCTGCAAAATCCCGGCGCGCTGGTTGGCGTCGTGATTGACCAGCACCGCCAGGCCCTGGGTGAGGCGGTCAGTTTTTACCGCGCCGCCAGAGTGCTTCAGCACCTCGTTCCACCACATGCCGCCCCAGGTCATCCGCTTGACGGGATTCGCCGAGGAGAACGTGATGGGCACGACATTGTCGTCCGCGCCTTCGGCCGGCGCGGCTGCGCGCACGCTGAAGGCCCGGCTCTGCATGGGGAGCTTGACGGGGGGGAGCTGCTTGGTGATCTTCTGTGCCGCTGCGAGTTCTGCCATGTCGCAACGATGTTTAGGGGCAATCCGCGAAAACGGTCAAATGTGCGGGAAAATCAACGCGCAGGAAGCCCTACAAGGCGCTGCCGCGAAAGCGGTGATGGGATAGCACGGCGAAAACGGCAGTGGTGAGTGAGAGCGAGGGGTAAGTGGTAAAAGTGGTAAGTGATCAGTGGTAAGTGGTCAGCAAAAGCAAAAAAGGCGCGCGCTGCACTGACTTACCACTTACCAAATTGTCAGGCGGCGACGAGTCTGGCGCGCCCGGTCTTCACGAGGCGATCCAACCGGTAATTGCGACCGTCCTTCACCAGGTAGATTCGCCCACCGATGTTGGTGAACTTTTGGAAGCCAGGAGCAACAACGCTCGCCGGCAAGTTTTCTTTTGCGTAGAAGTACGCCATCTTTTGAAAGCGGCCATCGGCATGCGCGGTGTCCATCAGTTGCCTCCTGTTTCCGGTTTCTTGCCGCCGCTGTCGGCCGCGGCTTCATCGGCCTCGGTGTCGGTCGCGGTGTCGGCGATGCCCTTGGTGTCGGTGCCCAGCTTCACGCCCGAGGCCAGGATGTAATCCTGCTCGTACTTGATGCGGTCGATGGTGCTCTCGAAGTCGTGGCCCGCCTCAGCCATCTGGTCGGACTGCGCCTCGTATCCGTTCTCGACCTGGAGGACCGCGCTCTGCGCATCCTTGAGCGGATCCACCCACGGCCAGCCTCGCGCATGGAAGCTGGCGAACTCAAAGTAGTCGCTGGGCAGGCCGTCGAGCTTGATCTCGCCGGCGAGCCAGGCGTTCTGCAGCCACGCCTCGAAGATGGGCCGCATGAAGCCGGCCTTGAAGACATCCTGCTCGACGCGCCAGGTATCGCGCTCATCGAGCAGCCCGGCGCGGATGCTGGAGTAGTTCACACCCTCGCGATCGTTGGCCAGCGACTCATAGCTGACGTCGAGGCCCGCTCCGGCGAGCCGGGTGAGCGACTTCATAAAGAACGGAAAGGCCTGGGTCGGATGGTTGGCGTCCCACGCCTTGAACTGCACCCCGGCGGGGAGCTGCTCCAACATCCCCGGCTCCGACTTCATGCTGAGCATGTTCTCTTCGTCGCGCGGGCCGGTGTAGCTCTCGTCGGTGGCGGCGGCGGACTCAAAGAAGCCTTGCTTCTCCGCGGCGGTGCGCGCGGCGATGGCCTCCGACTCCGAGTACTTGCCGATCATGTGGATCGCGATCATCGACGGCGCCATCTCCGGATAACCGCGGGTCTGGCCGACACGCTGCGCGAAGAAGAGGTGGACCATCTCCTGGGCGGGCACCACGACGCGGAACTGCGGCGCGGTGGAGTACTCGGCCGGGTGGCGCTTCCACAGGTGGAAGTTGACCGGCTTGCCGTAGGCATCGGTCTCCACACTCATGCGGATCTGGTTCCCGTTGGGCATCTGATACATGAAGTAGTTGAGGTCGAGCTGGTCGGGATCGAAGAACTGCAGCGCGAAGTTGTACGGGTTGCCGCGGTCGTAGGTGACCATGCGGCACAGACACTCGCCGTCGCGCTTCCACTGCTCGATGGCGAAGCGCTGCGCTTCGGCAAAGCTCATTTTGCCGGTGACGGTGCAGAACTCGCGGGCAGTCCAGCGCTTCCACGCTGCCTCGATCTCCATCGACAGCTTTTTGTTGATTTTCTTGCCCTTTTTCATGGGCACCTTCATCTGCAACTGAATCCCCTTGTCGCCGGCGATGTTCTTCTGGCACATGCGGAGGTATTTGCGGATGATGGGATTATTGGTGCTGAGGCGTCGGGCGCGACCCCGGAGCCCATACAAATTGGCCCAGAGATCGAGGTCGGCCGAACTGTTGGACGTGCCCCAGTCTTCAGTGGTGCGGGTGACCCGGCCGGCGCGGAAGTTGAGGTCGCGCTTGCGGGACTCTGCCGCGGTGCGGGCGAGGGTTGCGGCCTGGGTGGTAGCGCGCGAGTCCATGACGGCCAGCTTGGCTTCGGAAAGGTCGAGGCTAAAAATCTCATTCATAGGTTTTCACGCAAAGCCTTCGAGAACGGTGCGAAGCGCACCTACTCGCCACGGAAATGCACCGCAACCGTGGTGGGCAGCATGTACTCGCCGCGGTTGATCCTTTCGATCTTGACGATGGAGGTGTAGACGGAGCGGAGCTGCAGCAGCTCGGTGATGGAGTAGCGGCGCAACATGCGGCCGTTGATGGTGTACTCCTGCACGCCGTCGCCGCCGCGGCCGGCCAGCATCAGGTGGATGTTGTCCAGCGCCTTCTCGGCGTTGGAGCGGGTATCCTGCGGCGCTGTCGCATCCAGCAGGTCGATGGCGATGACGACGCGGCCGAGGGCAACGGTGAAGCGCTGCGCCGGTACCGGGCCGGAAGCGGCGAGCGCGACCACGGCGGTCCACTGATAGGCGCCGGGCGCCCAGAGCTTGGTCTCGGCCGACGGCACCGCGATATTGAACTGATCGCCGGTCGCGGTGATGTCCGCGGAGTTGACGACGATGCGGCCGGTGGGTGAGTTGAGCACGTAGGCGAGCACCCAGCCCGCGGTGGCGGGATAGGCCTCAAAGCTGCGCGACCAGGCCAGCGTATCGCCGGCGATGAGGTTGTGCGGCTCGGGCTCTTTGGGGGCGTCCACGAACTCGATGTTGTAAGGAAAGTCCCCGATCGACATGCCTGAGTGTGTAAATGCAACCGTGAAAAACGGTCAAAGATGGGCGATTTAGGCATGAAGATCGGCAAAAACCGAAGAAAACGGCGTAGGATTGCGCGCAAGGGAGATACAACCATGGAAGGCACCCAGGCAAGCCAGAACCACCGCAACGCCCCCATCGCAGGCCAGGTCAACTGCAATTTCCTGGTCACCGACCTCACCACTGCCGAGTGGGACCGCAACCTGTCGCTGGTCAAGATGACGGCGACCGAACCCGGCACCAGCCACGCCTCGACCGCCAAGCCGATCGGGATCCTCCAGCTCACCATCACCAGTCCGGAACAGTGGACGGAGCTGGCCAAGCGTGGATACTTTGCCTGCACGCTGACTCCGACCGAGGCGCCGATCCGGGCCGAGACGGGCGCGCGCAGCCAAGTTGAAGCCTAGCGGCCGGGGGCCACCCGGCTAACGGTCCCACTCCCCGGCCCAGCTCGTCTTCGCGGCGAGCCTGGCGCCCTTCTTCTTTGCGCCTGTCAGGATGGGGATGTCGCCGGCGGAGATCTCCGGGGTTTGCGTGATCGCTTCGGGAGGGGCGTCAGGCACGCTCCGCGGATCTCCGGCCGGCGGCGTCTGTTTGAAATGTGCAGCCATCTGCTGCAGGTTCGCCGCCAGCTTGGTCCAATCGCGGATATTGAGATCGTCGAGCGCGGCCATCGCGTAGACGCGGCAGTCGAGGGCCTCATTGCGCTCCTGCTTTTTGACCCACTTGCGGACCGGCGTCATGCCGTCCATTTCGCTGACCAGCTTCTCGGCCGTGAGCTGCGCGAAGTAATCGCGGTCGTAGGTGTTGCGCGGGACGACGGTGCCCTGCTCGTTTTTGTACGCCGAAGGAAAGTGGCAGTAGCTCGGCCCGATCTCCTCGACCTTCAGATTGGCGTAGAGCGCCTCCTTGGCCGTGTCGATGCCGACGATGCGCAGCTCCACCCGCGATTTGTGGGCGCGCTGTGCCCTGGGCCGGGTGAGCGGGACCGCCGGGCCAGCCATGCCCTTGGAAGCGAAGACGCGGCGCACCTGGCGCGGACGGCAGAACTTATAGACCTGGGCGGTGTGATACCCAGAATCGATGAAGGCGCACGCGATGCGCAGGCGCGCGCCCGAGGCGTGCAGCCAGGTGCGCTGGAGCAGCTCGTCGACCGGCAGCCAGGCCTCGGCCATCGCCGGGTTGCCGCGAAGAATGAAGTAGTCGATGGACCAGGACTGGCCATCCGCGCCCCAGCCAACCAGCTCCGCCTCGATGCGATCGGCCTGGACGTCGACGCCGAGGGTCAGGACCAGGGCGCCGGCCGGTACTTCGGCCTCGTAGATGCCGCGGCGCTTCATCAGGGCCGTGTCGTCGACGGTCTCGCCGAAGGCCTCATAGGTGCGCGCCAGCCGGGTGTTGATGAAGGCCTTGCGCTGTTGCGGATTTTTGTACGCCTTCAGCCAGTCGCCGATCAGCGACTCCCACGTCTTCCAGGGCGAGTAGAGAACGCTGAGCGTAAAGCCAGCGGTGTGGCCGTCGCCGCCACCCGGGTTGGTCTTGTGCCAGTACGCGGGAAACTCGACGTCGCGGTCGCGCAGCATGTCCGGCTTATCGGCCTCGAGGATCTCGCAGCCCTGGACGCACACGTAGTAACACCGGCTCGGCTCATGCCTGGTCGCGCCGCTGTTGCTGTTGGGGCCAGGCCACTTCAGCGACTCCCACACCAGCTCCTGGTAGGTGTGGCAGTGAGGGCAGGCGACCATGTAGACGCGCATGTCGGAGTTGGCGAGCAGCTTCTCGATGCGGCTGGCGCCCTTGATGCTGGGCGTGGAGGCATAGACCTTGAAACGATTCCAGAAGTTCGTGGTTCTCGCGTCGGCGATGGTGATGGGGTCGCCCTTGGTCCCGGAGCTGGCCGGGAAGTCGTCAACCTCGTCGCAGATCAGCACCCGCGCCGGCCGGCTGGCCAGGGTGCTGGGTGCGTTGGCTCCCGCCAGGGCCATGAAGCCGCCGGGGAACTTCTTTTTGAGAATGGTGGCGCCGCTGGACCGGGTTTTACTCTTGCCGAAGAGCGGTGCGAGGGCCGGCGTGTCGCGGATCGCGGTGTCGATGCGCTCTTTCGAGAGATCCTCGGCGAGGGTTTTGGTCGGCATCACCCAGAGGATCGGGCTGGGCGCGTGCGAAACGAAGTAAAAGAGCGTGTTCAGCATCGAGGCGGTCTTGCCGCACTGCGCGGCGATCATGTAAACCGCGGTTTCAATGCCGGGCTCGTTGGCGACGTCCATCATGCCGCGCTGGTAGGGTGCGCGGTCGGTGGACCACTGGCCAGGCTCGGAGGCGCCCTCGGGCGGGAGGCGCGCATTGAGGTCTGCCCACTCGGAGACGGTGAGCTCCGCCGGCGGGGTCAGGAGCGCGAGAGAGAGAACGACGGCGCGCTGCAGGGCAGCGAGTGAATCGGCGCTGGACTGGAAGCTAGGCATCGGGCGCCTTACTCCCGCTGGCCAGGTCGGCGCAGAGGTCGCGCGCGGAGCTGGTCAGTACGCCGAAGAGCTGGTTGCGATCGCGGAGCCCGAAGACACGGCCGATCATCAGCGTGGGCCAGCCGAGGATCTTGGTCTGAAGGTTTTTTGCGGTGTCCTGCATGGTGCGGGCGACGTCGTCGACGGCGACTACCTGGCCGCGGCGCTCCGCCAGCTCGAGCTCGCGGAGATCCGCCGACGCGATCGCATTGCGCAGGACCGCCTCGGCGCCAGCCTCGCGTAGCTCATTCTTGCGCTCCTGGAGCTTCTGCAGCTCCGACCAACCGGCATCAGGACCTGTCGGCTCACCGACCGGTGCTGTGGGCGGCCAGGAGACGGCTCGCTTCCGTGCATTTCCGTCATCGTCGGCCCTCATTTTCACGTACCAGGGCAGCACGTCCGACCAGATGAAGCGCCGCCCGCGCTCGTCGGCGACAGAGGGCATGTCACGCTCTTTGAGCCAGTTGCGAATGGTGCGGTCGGTGACAAAAAGGAGGGCCGCAACGTCGTCGATCGCCAGGGCATCGTGCTTCGCGGGCTGTTTGATCTTCGGCATCGGCGGAAACGGAAAACTAAAAAAAATAAAAATGGTGCTAGGCCGGGCTCGCGGTAGCGCGTCACCCGCAGCGAGCGATGTCTGGGAAGGACCCGTTGAGGTTGCGGGGTACTGAGGCCCTTCCTTGCATACAGAGCTGCTGGCTTGGCGCCGAGACTCGCGCCGTGTAGGTTATGCCGTGCGCTGCTCGATCCCGTCAACTGTGCGGTGTTCGTCCTCACCCAGAAGTGGAGTTTCAATTCCATTGGCCTGGCGCGTACGTCTAGGGTCATGCGCCACCACCTCCTAAGTGCGAAGCCGCACAGTGAGCAGCCTGACAGACGCCGGCGATTCTCAGCCCTAAGCTCGGTACTCATGCGCACCTTCCCCCCGCACGTTGCGGACGCAATCTGATGGCACTCACCCTCTCCACAGTCAAAAGCAAGCGTCATTACATGCGCCAGCCGCAACTTGTTCGTCGCATGCGTTCCGATCCACCGTTGCTGTTTTGGCGTCGGGTGTTGGATCAAGCTGTTGATGAAGCGATGAAGACAAGCGGTGGTCTACCCACCGACCTCGCCATCCTGGCCCGTTGGTGGATCTCCGATCTGCGACCGCTGCAGAGCGATAAGGATGAGTGGGAGCGCAGCTTTGAATGCGCATGTCACTGGCTCGACCTTGACCCGATCGCCGAGCGCAAACGTCTTCTCTCTGAGATTGATCTCAGCCTGCAGGGCGATTGGATGCAGGCGTGGTATTTGCTGACTTACACGCGCCGCGCGATGGTGCTCACCTGCTCCGGCGTTCCCACCGCGATCGCAAAACAGTTCTTTCTCCCTTTGGCTTCGCTTTCGACCTACGATGAAGTCGCCGGCGTCGAGAAGCCGGACATGTTTGCCGAGCTTGAGCCGCTCGATCCAGTCGTCCCGCTCAGCGCCTATGCTTCGGTTTGGCCGCAGCGCGACTAGGCTTTTCCGATCCAGGCGCCATCCAGCCAGACCTTCACCGTCTTGGCTTCAATTCCGTCCACGCGCCCCGGTGTTATCTCAGAAGTGGCCTCGTAAATCGCCTCACCCGTTTCAATCCCTGTCGGCATATCCCACAACAGAAACCAGTCGCCTTTGCGCAACTCCTCAAAGTCGGCCCTCGCCCACGCGTTCTCTCGCAAAATGTAGACCGCGCGATACTCTTCTCCAGCTTTCGAGTAACCGAATGCACGCGGCATGACCGCCAGCGCCAACGCTGCTGCAGCCGTGGATGTGATGAACCTTCTGCGATTCGTTTCCATTGGTGCTCCTGTCTAAGAAACAACCCGGCTGTCAAACCCGTCATAGTTGTCCAGGTGGTATTTGATGACCCGGTAGCACTCGCACGCCACGTTTTCGAGTCCCGCTGGATTGATGATTCGCACCACGCCGCGCGTGTATTCGACCAGCCGCAACTCCTTCAACTTCCCCGCCGCGATTGAAATTGTCGATCGCGTCGTGCCCAGCATCTGCGCCATATACTCCTGCGACATCTCGAAGGTTTCACTATGCGCGCGGTCCGCGCAGATCAGCAGCCACCGAGCCAGGCGCTGCTCAAAGTTGTGGCGCGCGTTGCAGGCGGCCGATTGCATCGACTGGACAAGCTGGACCTGCACGTAGCGCAGCGCCAGCATTTGGAATACTTCGCCGCGCGCGAACTCCCGCCGCGCCTGCTCCACCGGCGAGCTATAGCCTTTGCCGGCGATTTGCGTGTAGGCGCGGTTCAGGCTTTGTTTCGTCCCCATCAACGCCGATATCCCGATAATCGACTCGCAGCCAAACATCCCCACTTCGACCTGTGTCCCGTCGTAGAAGGTGACGGTCATCGACGCCATGCCCTCTTCGACGAAGTAGATTTTGTCGATGGGCGTGCCTGGATATTCCAACTCGTGCTGAACCGCGAAGGTCACCGGCCGCAACTTCAGCCGCTCGATCACGTCGTCGCCCAGCGCCTTCAGCACCGTGTTCTTGAACATGATTCATTAGACGCCGGTCAGAGCGTCCGCAGGTCCAGATGCCATGCGATCAGGAAGCTCGTCATACGCTCCCAACCGCTCTCTCGCAAAACAATCTGCCCGAGCACGATCGGGTCCGCGTCGTTCCTTACACTTTGCGGCACCAGGCCGATGCGGTCGAACAGCTTCAGCGCCATCGCGGCCTGCGTCGCGGTCATCACCACCGGCCGCGCGGCGGCAAACGGAAACTCGATCGGTGTCCAGTCGTCCGCCCAGGCGCGGACGGTGATCCTGTCTTGGTCCGGCATCTTCTCCAGGGTGACTTGTTTGAGCACCCGCTGGACTGGGGACTCGTTCCGGCCTTCGCCTGGCTGTAAAATCTGCGCTTTCTCGTCGGGCACCCTCGGGGTCATTTTGTAGAAGTGGCTCTCGATTCTCTCCTGGCGCAGCGGCCTCGCCCGCGACGTCCGGATGGCGAATTGATCGCAGGGCATGTTGGGCACGATCGTAAAGCCCGCGTCGACGGCCAGCAGCAGCTTCCCGTAATACGTCACCTGGCGTTCGAGTCGCTTGCCCACATTGACCAGGGCATCTGATGCCCACTTGTTCTCAGTCGCAATGTCCACCGCGCTCTGAATCTCGGCGTGCTCGGCCTCCAGCGCCTCCAGCTTCGCGCGCAGGTACTCGCCGATCTGCGCATTGGACTCTTTCATCTCGGTTGCATTGACGGCGACCGCGTGCAGGTTCGGCCGCGTTTGAACTTCGGTGTTTTGGTCGATGACTGCCTTGTCGAAGTATTTCGCGAGGCGGTCCGCCAGTGCTGGCGAAGCCTTCGCCTTGCCGTTCTCCAGTTCGTTGTCCATCGGTGGGTCCTCCTTTGAATAATCGCTCATGCTGCTCCCTTCTTCTTCGGCCCGTACTCCAGAAACTCCGCGCCCATGGTCACATTTGGGTCGAAGTGAACGCGCTCCCCGTTGACCATCTTCCAGTAGCTCGGGTCGGTCGCGCCGTGCCTTTCCCGCGCCGCGCGCAGGTCGGAGAGATGCACGCCGTCGCTCTTGCTGCCGAATGGTGGCAGCGCCCTCGCCGGCGGCTTCTTCGTCGGGCCGCGTTTGCGTATGCATAGAATCTTGGCGCGCTCCAGCAGCTCCGCCCGCCCCGCCTCCGGCGGCAGGATGACATCGGCGATCTCGCGGTCGTACTCTACTTCGGTATGGTGGCAGAGCAGCAGCGTGCGCAAACTCGGGAGCAGCCGCTTGGCCTGGCGCAGGACCTCCGCGCCGAAGCCCTGCAGCGGCAATTCGACCAGCAGCAGATCCACCTGCTGCATTTCGGCATCCGGGCCCGCCTTGCCCAGGCCGCCGACCCCGATCCCGAGGATGGCCAGCGCTTCTTCCGCGGTCGCTGCCGAGGCCACGCGATAGCCCCGCGTGCGGAATAGAAACCGGCGCACACTCAGCTTCCCTTCATCGCTGCACGCCAGCACCACCACCTTCGCCGGCCTCATGCGAACAAACCCCCCAGAAAATCCTTAACCTCGGAGAGCGGCTTCAGCAGCTCCTTCATTCCGCAATCGAGGCAGTACGGCTTGCCGTTCAGCCGGCCCTTGGTCGACACCTCGCAGACCGTGCAGGCAATGTCCCGGCGCCGCTGGTTCGTGTTCCAGGTCGCGCCGTTCACCGTAATCTCCGTGCTCTTGATCTTCATGGAAACAATCCCCCCTGTTCTGCTTTCGCGGGCTTTGCCGGCTTCGGCTGGCTGGGCGGATGGTGGTCCTGGACGCAGCGGCCTACCCTGCCGTCGCTGACCGAGTGCTCCGTCTCCCTGCCGCAGGTGTTGCACCACTTCCGAATGCTGATCGTCCCCTTGGGATAGTGCTGGGTCATATCGCCCGCCCTCCTGCCCGCAGTTTGTTGTCCCGCACCCACTTCGCCTCGCACTCCGGGCTGCTGCAGACCGTCCGGTCGTCGGGGTAGAGCCACCAGCAACCCGCCGCACACGCGCGCTGTTCGGTGCATCGGCAGTAGCGGCACATGCCCGGCGTCGGCCCTGGCAACTCCTCGTACGCCAACCCGGCGCGGCCTTCGATCCAGTCGCGGTGGCTGATGTGGACGACGTCGCGCGCGTGGACCATCCCATGCGGCCAGTCCAGGTCGGCATCCGGCCGCATCTTCCGCGGTAAGCCCTCGGCAAAGCCCGCAATTGCGCTCACAAACGCCGCGTCGATCATGGTCTCGCCCAGCGTACCCGCCTGCGCGGCATCCATCGACAGCGAGCACACCAGCGCGTTGTGGACGATCTGCTGCGCGCCGCGCCGCTCGACCAGCAACACTGCATCCCCCGGCGCTATCCCAATCGTTCTCATGGCTTGAGCTCGGCTGCCGATTGGGCAAGCGAATTAAGAATTCCGTTAACCTCGGACAATGGGATAATTTCGGTGACCAGCAGACGTTCGAGCCAATCTGTCGCGTGCGGGAACGTCCTGCGTTCTCCACCATCGTGCATATTTAAAAGCTCGGCGTAGTGGCTCTGCAGCTTCACCGACTCTTCCAACGCGGTCATCAAAATCCGAATCCACCTTGTTTCTGCCTCGCTCATCGTGTTGGCTCCTCCGCTCCATAGGGTGTGCCGATCGGGCTGCGGTCCATCACATCGGCGAGCGGGCCAAGCGGCCTCCAGGGTGCCTCCTTGCTCCTGACTCCACACCCACCGCACGCGGCGCACCTTGCGTTCCGCACCACGCCAGCGCCGCTGCAATCCACACATCGGGCCACGTACCCAGACCCATGGCACATAGGGCATGACGAAACGCCTTTGATGGTGTAGTCGCGCGTCCCGTCGTGGTTGTTGCGGTAGTACATCTCCGCGCATTTACACCAACGAATCAGCCCGTGGTCGGCCCCGGCGAGTTCACTCTCGATTCCCTTCTCAGTCATCGGTCAACCTCCAGCGCCTAAGCGCCTAAGTGCCCAGGTACTCGCTCAGCAGATGCTCAACCAGTTCGGAGAAGTCGCCGCCGTCGCGATCCTCCCACAACCGCGCGGCCGCTTTGCGCGTGTCCTTGCGGATGTAGATCTTCACCGGCTCAAAGTCCGGGTTGGTGCTCTTCGCGCTCTTGCCGGCTGCTGCCGGCGGCTTCGCCACCAGATGCGGCGCCTCTTGCGCGCTTTTACGTCGGGGGTCACTACCGGCTTCGGGTGACTGCGCTGCCTTGATGCCCGCGAATGCGGAGGCGAGTGTGCTCTTCGGCGTGCTCATGCGTGGGCCTCCATGCGTTGGTCGCTGTCTTTCGATCTTTCACGCGCAGCGTCGAGAACGGAACGAAGTTCACCTCCGACGGCGACGTATGCTGCCCACGCCCGCGCGGCGTTGCGGTCCTCGGCCTTGTCGACGATGCAGCCCGCCGCCGCCGCTTTCTTGAAGGCTTCCAGCCGCGGAATCTCCTGCGCGAACACCGGCGCACGGGCCGCGGCCAGCAGCGCGCGCAGCTCGGCGGACTCCTTGGCGGCGTATGCAGGCACCGAGGTCAGCAGCACCCGGAAGGCGGCGTCGATGCCCTGCAGCGCGCGGATGGTCTGGCCCAGGCCATCGGTCTCCAGCGCCGCCGGCACCGTGGGCACCACCAGCAGGTCGCATCCCTCGGCCGCGGCCTTCAGGTCGTCGCCGCTGGGGCGCTGGCCGGTGTCGATCACGATGTGGTTGTAACTGCGCGCCAGCTTCGCCGCCTGGTCGATCGTCGCCACGCGGAAAGGGAAGCCGTCGCCACGTTGCGCCCACGCGGTCGCGTTGCGTGTCTGGTCGCCATCCAGCAGCAGCGTCGGCGCCAGCGTCTCCAGGTATGCGGCCAGGTGCACCGCGGTGGTTGTCTTGCCCACGCCGCCTTTGTAGCTCGCTACGGTGATGATCATCGTGCTCACGCTCCCCATTCCGAAGGTTCTTAGGTGCTCAGGTGCTCAGGTGCTCAGGTGCTTCCCTTACCACTTACCACTCGCTCTCGCTTACCACTGACCACTCGCTCTCGCTTACCACTCGTTCCAGCGCCGCCAGTACGCCAGCAAACTTCGCAGCCACGCCATCACTCGCCGCCTTCCGGGTTCAAGACCACGATCTGCACTTCGCCGCCGACGACTTTATTCACCGCCAGATTGAAGTGCCGGCCGAGCAGCGACATCACCGCGCGCGTCTTCTTTGGCGCGTCGCTGAGCACCTTCCACACTGGCTTGCCTCCCTCGTCCTCGATCCGCAACAGCCGCGTGGGCTCGATCGACTGGCGATACCAGTCCAGCTTGTCGCCCAGGTCGCGCTTGCCGAGCTTCTGCAATTGGGCCGCAAGCTCGCACTTCACTTGGTGCCACGGATCGGGCATCGCGCCCAGCAGCATGTCCACCAGCGTTTCGCCATTCGGGCCGTGGCTCTCCGTGTCGCCGTGCGGCGCGCCGTTGCCGTTGCTTTGCCCTTCATCGGCGGTGTGGCCGTTGCTTGTTTTGTCCCCGACTCGGACCTCGAAGGCCACTTCAGCGTCCGCGCCCAGTTCGAAGTGTTTGCGGACCAGGCTCTGCAGCCGCTTTTCGTACTTCGCTATGCCAGCCTCGGTTGTGGGCTCGTCGCCGGCGTGCGTGATCAGCCGCAGTCCGCTCGCTGTGCGCTCCACTTCGAGCAGCCACCACGCGCGGAAGCAGGCGTCGTAGTCGTTTTCCCCGGGCTTGATGGCCTTCCAGCGCTTCGCCCGCTCGACGTTCGCCGGTGTCGAGCAGAGCCCTTGCTTGAGTTCCACCAGCAGGCTGTTCCATCGTCCGCGATCAACCGGGTCGATCTCACCCTCCCTCCCAGGGAGGGTAGGGTAGGTTCTTTGGTTCAATGATGGTTCCTTACGGTTAAGTACTTTAAGGGAATTACCACTGGTGTCATGTGAAATTGCCGTGGTTGTCACCTCAAACTTACCGCTGGTGTCACCTGAAACATCCAGCGGAAGGCCGATTTGAGGTGACATTTTGTCATGTGACTTTTTAGCCGGAGCCAGCTTCAGCATCCCTTCTTTCGCTCGCCGGGCCTTAATTTTTTTCTCCAGATCATCCCAGAATCCCGACCGCCGGCTCTTCGCGTTCAGCGTCACCCCGAGCTTCTCGATATCGATCACGTAAACGCTGTATTTCCCCTTCGCGCGGCGATGGACGGTGATCCATCCTGCCTTTTCCAGCGCCTTCAGGCGGCGCATCGCCGTTCGCACATCGCACCGGCTCTTCAGCGCGATTGTTTCGAGCGAAGGCCACGCCAAACCGTAATCGTCCGCATTGTCTGCAAGAGCCACCATGGCATGGCTGAGAGGTCCGTTCTCGGGGCCGTGATTAAGGACCGCGCCGACTAAAGTTGTGCTCAAAAATTACTCCTTTTGAAGTGACAAACTGTCACCTCAAATCAGGCCTGTTTCGCCCCGCGTCGCGCGGCTGTGAAGGTGCAGCGATATGTGTCGGAACTCGTTTGCTGGACCTCGATGATTCCCGCGCGCGCCAGGATATCGAGGCTCTGGCGCGCCGTCTCCAGCGGGCAACCGCCGAAGTGCAGTTCGAGGTCGCTCAATCGAATCTCCGTCACCCCGTCGTTGCCCGCGTTGAAAGCGAGGTACCACAGGGCACACCGCTGCTCGGGCTCAATACTCATATAGACAAGGTCATTCACGTACTGGCATGCCTGGAAGGAAAACGGCGTTGTGTCGTTGAAGTACTTTTTCTCTGTCATGCAAAAATCTCTTTCTGGGGTGCCTTCGTCGGTTCACATACACACCCACGTTGCCAATGGGCTTTAGAATTTTAGGTGTCGAGACCGAGGGCTCTCCATGTCGCTTCGCCCCCGGCCCCGTTCAGCTCTGGCGATTGTCCGCGACCTCCTTTCCTCTCCGGAACTCGTCCGCCTCGTACTGCGCGACGATGCCTTTGGTGTAAGCCAACTCTTCGGTCAGCGCCGCCTGGGTGGGGATCTCCAACGCAACGTCGGCGTCGGCGAACAGCAGGTTCTCCGAGCCTTCGAACAGCAGTTGCTTGAACCCGGCAGCAATCGCCTCCGCTTCCGTCTCGGCCTCGACGTCGACCGCGCCGTTGAACTCAACCCGCCATTTCATAGAGCCTCCGCACGTTTTCAAACTGACAACTAACCACTAACCACTGACCACTGCTTCATAGCGCCTCACCCCTCGCATCCAGCAGCGGCTTCGGAAATTCATGGACCACCTGTGCCGCCACCAGGTGGCCGGCGGCGTGGTTGGTCATCGTGGTGTTGCATGGAATCAAAATGGTGAGTGCGTCGAGCAGCGTCTTCATCGGGAGGGCCTTCCTTGGTTCGTCTGTCACGCGCGGCGCGCGTCCAATACGGGGCGAAGCACTCACAGCAGCGCCACCATCAGCGCCGCCCAGAAGCTGAACGACGCCAGCAGAAAAACCACGCCCCACCCCAGAGCCATCGTGAGCGGGTGCGCCATCAAGCGGTAGATCGGCCGCGCCAGATCCAACCAGTGCCACGGCCGCGCAATCGGGAGAAGCTGCGGTACCGGCGAAAATTCACCGGTGCCAAGTAGGGACCTCGGCGTACAAGGTAGCGTAGCAGACAAAAGGAAGCTCATGACTAGTCATCCTCATGGAAGACGCTAGTCATGTCAAGCCTTTTTATTGAGAGGGCCGGCGTTACCCTTTCGGCACAATATTTGCTTGACTATTCCTCCCGTGCAAGTCATAGTGAACCTAAGTGGAAAGGAACCTTGCGCCTTATGGCACTTGAAAAGTATCCAATGACCCGTTTGAAGGCGGCGCGCGAACGCCGAGGATTTTCTCAGACGTATGTGGCCGAGGGCGTCGGGATGACGCAGTCTCACCTTGCGAAGCTGGAGAAGGGTAAAGTCTCGGCCAGCCCGGAGATTGCGACCCGTCTCGCCAATTTTTTCGGTGGCCTCGTCACCCGTGAAGAGATCCTCTATCCCGACGAGTATCCCGTTATCGACCTAGGCGCGCGCAAACCCGTCCAGCAACTCCAGGAAGCCTAGCCCCATGGCCACGCCCCTCACCGCGCACGAGGCCTACATCGCCGGCCGCCACGACTTCAACATCGCGGAAGAGGGCGTGCAGGCCGCCATCGATGCGGGCTCGGTCCCGCCATCCGCGCATGACGAAGTTTTTCTGCGGATGCTCGCCAACCTTTGGCAATTGGAGGGCAGTTGGGCTAGGCGGCCGCGTGGGCCTGCGCGTGGGCGGCTTCCATCTGCTCCAACTCGGCGAACATTCCCCGCACTTCCAGCGCCCCCGGGTCGACGCGCTGCACCGGCTTGCTCAGTTCGAAGCGCGCGGCGAACTCATCGCCCTCGATGACCTCCGACAAAGCCAGCAGCGCCTCGGCAACCTCCTCGCGCGTGCGGCCGGAGATGTGGACGTACCCGCGGCTGACCAGGATCGATTCAGGCAGGGAAGCCAGCGATCGCGCCCGCGGGGTCAGGCGCACGGGCCACACGGGCGTAGCGGGCTGCTCACGGGTCACTGGCGCCCCGGCAGCGAGGATCTGGGTGAAGAGGCCGGTGATCGCTTCGCCGGCGGCATGGTGGCCGCATCCCGGCGGCGCGGCGGCCAGCACACGCTCCAGGAAGGCCAGCAGATCCTCGCGCGAGACCTGGAGGGCCATCCCAACCTCGATGCGCGGGAGCATCTTCATCAACTCCTGGGCCCGGCGCGGCTGCAGGGTGAAGAGGTTCTGGATATCGAGGGCGCCGTAGCGGGGACGCTTCGAAATTGTGACCGCGTGGAGTATCGCGGGCGCACGCTGAAGCCAGGAAACAGGACGGGCCATGGTGAACCTCCGGAGGCACTTGACCAATAGAGCGAGTAGTTTAGACTGTTTCCCAGGACGAAGGGAATTAGTGCGTAGGTCGCGCAATAATGGGGTAACCGGGAAGGCAACAGGGGTTACCAATTCGTCATGCGAAAGAACAGCGCAGGATACATAATGATTCTTATCAGACGTTCTTCCAGACGCTCTGACGCCCCCAAAAACCCCTCTTTTTCGCCACCCCAATCCACCCGGTAATTCCCCTCTGGCAACCTCCGCGCGCCCGCAAGTGGCTGCTGCACCGGCCCCGTGCAGCTAACCCGAAACGTCGCGCAAACCAACCCCCCAAAAAAAGGGCCTCACCCCCCAGAGAAGGGTGAGGCGAAACCTCGAAACTTGGTCTTGAGCCTGCTGCAATCCTACGCCCACTGGGCCAGCCTGAGCGCTCGAGGCACGCAGGCACCTAAGCGCCTAAGAGCCTTCCGGCTTCCCTGCCGCCGGTTTGTCCAGCCAGGCGCCGGCGACCTTGTTGATGCCGTAGGGCGCCGTCATCCACAATGCCAGCGCAGCGAGGTCCGCGGGGGCTGGCAGCGCGTGGTTGAGCTGGGTGAGGTGGATGACTGCCCAGCAGCCGGTGAGCACCGTGCAGCCGGTTGCCCAACGCGAGAAGCTGGCAACGCTGGAGGCGGAGAAGATCGCGCAGATGTACTCGCCCAGGTTCATGGCAGCCGCCTCATGCTTGAGCGCTCACGGAATAGTCGCGCCGACTTGGTGTTGCTCTCGCCCAACATCGCCCACTCCTCGCCTTCTTCCTCCCAGCCGAAGAAGCACCCGCACCCGCGCCGCCGGCGTTTCACGGCTTGCGCCGCTCTGCCGGGCGTGCGAGACGTCGCTCCTGGATGGTGAAGCCGGGATAGTCGTGCCCCAGCCGCGCAAAGATGGCGAGGAATCCCTGCGCCGATTCGCTGTCGCTAAATCTCATCGGCGAAGGGCAAGCCATGCCGCCGGCATTGACCCAGCTACAAGGAAGCTGCTCCCCGCCGGGGCCTTCGATCACATAGACCATGCCGGGTCGCGACGCAGGAGCGTCGGCCGGGTCGCGGACAAACGCCGCGGTAAAGACCGGCGTCCGGATCGACGCCGCGAATTCGCCTTTGGGTGGCGGAGATAGTGTGCCCAGGTGGCGCCCTGTTCCCTGCTTCTCCGGCCCGCGGTGCATGGCACACGTCCGGCCGCTGGATCGCTTACACCGCGTCAGCTCGGCCAGCGATTGCTGCCCGCGCGGGATCGCCGAGCTGGGCAGTACTGCCGGCGCGCGCATCTGGATTCCCGATCCCATCAAGGACATGTCAGGCCGCCTTCGCCGGCGCCATTGCTTCGATCACTTCAATCGAGAGCGAGGGGTTCTTGGTGGTGACCTTGTTACACAGCCCGAGCAGCGAAGCCATTTTCGTCCGGATGCGTTCGCCCAGGCTCAGCGTGGCCAGCACCTCGGACGGTCCGGCGACCAGCGAGTAGCTGACATGCTTGGCAAAAAATCGCTCAACCAGATCCGGCATCTCCGACTTGTCGAGGTAGGTCTTGAAGTTCTCGACCGCGGCGCCGTCGACCGAAACCGTGGTGCCGGTGGTGGTCTTGGCGGCGTTGCGCAGGCCTTCCAGCCGCTTCGTCTTGCCGCTGGGCTGCAGCACGCCGTGCGCCTCGACCAGCAGCGTGAGCTGGGCCTTCAGCTTGCCGGCGGCGGCCGAGGCCACCGACGAGATTGTCTGTGCGGAGAGCAGCGTCTTCTGCGCCGAGGCGTACTCGACGATCAGGCGATCGATCTCTTTGGGGGTTGGCTTTACGACGGCAATGGTCTCGGTTGCAGTTTCAGTGGTCATGATTCCCTTTCGTCGGTTAGAAGATTGGCGGCATCCAGTGCTTGACCGCGTCGCCCGTCGCATCGAAGCCGCTGACGAAGCCTTTTTTCTGGGTGGGGTAGAGCTTCAGGTGCAGCCAGTCTTTCCCGTCGGTTGTCATCGCCGCGAAGTTCCCGCTGATGGTCGCCGCATTGCGGACGGTCGCCTTGAAGGCCGTGTCGGAAACCAGCGCATCGAAGTCCAGCACCGACTTATTCATCCCAACGTATGCAGTGCTCTCCTGCGTAAACAGATCGCTCTCGTGCGTGTTGAACACAAGGAGGGACTTCTCAACTTCGCCGCTGGTACCGCGGAAGGTCGCCAGGCTGCGGTTGAAATCCGCGAGCGAGCCGCACGGGTGGATGGCCGCGTCGACGGCCGTGGGAGTGGGGCAGAGATCGTTGAGGCGATGCGAGGTGAGGTCGGCCGCGTCGCCCAGTGTCTTCTCGGTGGACGCCAGATTGTCGAGCACCGGGCCGGCCTTTTTGACGACAGGCCCGACGGTGGCCACCTGGTGGTCCAGGGTGTCGAGGCTGCTATCCAGCCGCGCGTGTGCCGCGACGATATGCGCAGGTAGTATGCTCACCACGCCGTTCACGCCGTCCAGAACGCCATTCAACCGTGAGGAGGCACTGTTCACTGCGTTGTGGACTGGCCACAGCGCCCACACGACGGCCACCGCGATCGGCGAGGTGCCGAGGGCGATGGCCAGCGCGAGGGAAAGTACCTTCTTCATGTTTTTGCCTTCACGCGCGCGAGCGCGTCGAGAACGGCACGAAGTGCTACGCCGTCGGTAATGCGGCGGCGATTGCGCCGACTTCGCCGGCGATCTCCGCGACCGTGCTGTTGAGCTTGGCCAGGGTTGCCGGGTCCTTGATCTGGGCGGCGGCTTCGATGGAGCCGAGGTTCGAGGTAACGTCGTTGAGGATGCCGGGCACGGTGGGGTCGCTGGCCGCACCCTGGATCAGGACGGAGCTGGTGACCAGGCCGGTCTGGACCTTCGCAACAATGGCCGCGACCACCGGAGCTTCCGCCGCGGTGGCCGGGACGAGTTTGAGAATGGTGGTCAACAGCTTGGTGGCGACCGGCAGCGTGGCGGCGATCTTCACTGCAACCGCCGGCTCCTCGCCGACGAGCTTTTTGAACTCCGCTTCAAATTTCTGGAAAAACGTCATGGGGATCTCCGTTGGTGCGGGTGCTGCGGGTGCTGGTTGCGGAACGGGGAGGGTTGCGGCCGGCGCCGCGGTTGTGGGCGCGGCCGGTGGAACTGGAATCGGTGTTGCGAAAGGGGTGGCCTGCGCCGCGGGCTTCTTCGCGTTGGCCGCGACCCAGGCTGCGCGCGCGGTGCGTTCCTGCTCCATCTGCTCGCGGATCGAGGTGGGGGCATTCGCCATCAAGCCACCACGGAGAGCTGGGTATCGCCGGCGAGCACGGCTGCGCCGATGGCGATGCGTGCAGCCTTGGGCAGGATGATGCAGCCCTCGGAGGCGGTGTGGTTCATGGCGGCATTGTCGCCGTGCATCAGAAAATCGCCGCGCCCGAACATCTCATTGGCCGGCGCCGGGACCAGGTGCATGGCAATCGGCCCGACCTTCGGGTCCGCATGCGGCGGCTGGATGGTGTAGGTGCCCTGGGGCAACGGCCCCACCGCGTGGACCTGCTGCATGGCTGGGTTGTTCAGGCCCGCGCCGTTGCCGCTGTACCCTTCGGCGGTGACGGTGCCGGTCAGTTGCCCGGTGGACTGCTGATATTCAAAGCCCATTATTTTGCCTCGCGTTCGGTGGCGATGCGGTCGTTGATGCGGTCGCGTTCGTACTCGCGCTGGAAGTCATCCAGCTTCTGGGTCTGCGCGGCCACCTGGTCGGAGGTGGCCAGGTGCCGGATCTCGGTCTCGACGGCCGTCAGGCGCGCGCTCTGCGCAAAGCTCCACGTCGCCACGGCGATGATGAGGCCCACAAAGGGCGCGGCCACGGCGTAGGGAAGGTGGAATCCCGGTTGCTGCGGCGGGGTCACCGTCGCGTCGAGCTGGGAATCGAGAATGTGTTCCATTGCAACGCGGGGCCCCTTTTCTGCAAAGTGGACCGGGGCGCGGAGCCTCGATGGGGAGGGCCGTCCGCGCACGTGCCGCAGGGGCACGGATTCCGGCACGCTAGTGTTACCGCGTGCGCCGGAAAAGGGTCAAAATGGCGGGTTTTCGGGGCCCCTTTAGAAGCTTCTCAACGCAACGCGCTTCCACGTTTTACCAATATGACATGCACGTATAGGCGAGCACGTCTCCGGCATTCAACGTACCAACCGGAGCCGAGATCGCCATGCCACCAGTCCCGCTCTGCGCCACGACATAGCGGTTGGACGGCAGCGCGCCGCCGCTCAGCGTAGAGCCGGAGACGGTGATGCGTCCGCCGGACGTGGTGGCCAGGGTTGCGCTGTTCCCGGTCACGCCATCCATGTACGTGTAGGTGAGGGTGATGGCCGAACCGGAGAGCGAGTAATCGAATTGAGCCAGCGTGGGATTGGTTCCCGGAG